TTCGGGGAACTATTATTGTTTCGCCCGTCTTTGTAGTTCCCGCCAAAGAGGACTGGTCCCCAAATAATTCATCAATAATGCCATCAACCCTCTTTCGACGGTTGATTAATTCGGCTTCTTGAGAATTATCAGGGTCATGGTATTTCTTAAGATTTTTTGTCCCATATTGAGCAGCATAAACAGTATCAATAATAAACTTACAAGCATCAATACGGGGAGGAAGATAGCTCTCATTCTTATCCTGAAACACCCAAATTGGCTCGTAAGACATTTTAGTTGCAGGCAAATCAATTAAGTTCTGTTCAGGAACAGCTACTAATCTTTCCAGAACATACTTTTCTTTAATCCACTGACGATATTTTGGCACGTAACGAACTTCCGTTACTTCGCGCACAAATAAGCCAGCAGGAGTAATGTCAGTATAGGTTCCTAACCTATGCTCAAATTGCTCCTCAGACCATACTACTCGCCACATAGGATTAGTCGTAGTGGTATCAATACCAAATAAATCTACTAATTGTTTATTAATGTTCTCAATTGTTTCTGCTAGTTCCATAATTCACCTAAGTTGCGCGTGTTTAAAGTCATGCGCGCCCCGACTACTAAACTCCTATCCTTATTCGCAGGAGGAAGTGATAGGAGGTAGCTTTCTAGACTACCGCTTCAACGTAATACTTACCCGTTTGTGGGTAATAATGCAAACCAATAGGCCGGTTTTGAATCGGTTGGTATGCAGTAATAATGTTACCAGTAGTCAGAAATGCTCCGGGAGCAGCATGAGTGAAGAGTAAATAGATAACATGATATCCCTCAACAGGGGGAGTAATAGTTGCAAGTTGCACTTGTCCTGTCAAAACTGTAAGTTTGTGAACAGGAGCAATTGTGGCTGCTGATGCAATAGTATTTGGTTCCGCATTCTGTTTAGACTGCGGTTCACCAATGTTATATCGATTTAATTCACCTGTTGAAGGCATTGATATTCATTCCTTCCTATTGATAACCATCCGGAATTGCAAGGTTATCAATATAGGCTGTGGCAGCCGGATTGTTCACGAAGAACTGCATACCACAGACCATGTAGAAGATATCCGATGTAGTAACACCACCGGACGATGAACGAATTTCAAAGATTCGACGACCATCAGTTGTATAGAATCCGATAGGCAGGATTTCTCCACGGCCCCAGACTTCATCTGATACGAAGTCAATTCTCGTTTTATTCCACGAGAAAGACGGACTATCAGGTGCGCCTGCAAACTGCATCCTATCGAAATACATATTGAGGTCGCCCTCATCTTTATTCTTATTGTCTTGCTTAATCATAATGACGGCTTGACCAATATCTTCATAAGCCTGCTTCTGACACGGATGTAACCATGCCTTTGGCTTGAAGTTATTGTCAATACCGACACGATTTCCAATCTTATTAACAGCTAAACGTGGCAACGGTAAAGACAATGCCGAGTTATTACCATTAACACGATTGGAACGAATTTCCGGATTTGTTGCACGGCTAAATCCTAACCAGCTTCCAACCGCAGAATTGGAATGATGATAAGGAACGCCATACATACCCGGTAATGATGCAGGAGAAGTAATACCATCAACAACCAATACATCACCAGCAACGGCGCCAGCAATAGCAGGTTCAACGTCGATAGTGCTATTCTCAACATCCCACTGGGTAATCTGACCCTTACCACGGTTAGTAGCAAGAGTAGAATCGAATACTTGAACTGTCTGTCCGTATCTGACCAAACGTGCGCCAAATTCAGCAGTCAGAACATATGTATCAACTCCGCCAGATGTAGAAACAGAATCAAGTGTCCCGACAACACCTGTTCCATCCTGCATCAATTGTGAGTCGATTTGACGCCGTAATTCGTCTAATGCTGTTGCAGTTAAACGCTTTACTGCGTTAGTAATAGCCTTACGGTCATTATCCGTAGACCATTGTGTGAGCTTAGTGTATTCAATGTTTTCTGACACGAATACGCTATTAAGAACGGCTTTATCCCAAGTAGGACCGCCACCCCTTCCCAAATCTCCGCCATTTGGGTCAAAGTATTGGAATGCGCCACCCGGTCGAATTTCTAACGGGACACGCATTAAACGTTGAGACATTACCTCAACGTCCCTCTTTTTGATATTCGCGTAGAATCTATCATCGCGCTCAAAAAGAGTCCTAATCTTAGGAATCACCTTTTCCAGCTCAAGAGCTGTAACTTGTGATTCAACTACTGCCATGATTCTCCTTATGCCTTAGACTAACTTAATTAGTCCTCGTGCATTAAGAAATCGAGTGTAGACATTCCTTTCGGAATATCTGATGCCTTTGAAATTTTGCCACCTCGACGTTCATGGGATGATGGCTTATCCTTATCTTTAGCTTGGACCTTCTTAGGGGTCGGAGTTTCTTCATCCTTGTCTTTAGAAACTCGTTTACCCATTCCACGCAAAGCTTCATTACGGGCCTTTTTAATTACTGCGGCCAACAGTGTTTTTGCTTTGCTCTTGAATGCGCCACGAATTCTATCAACAGCAGTTTTAGAATAATCCTCTTTGATAGCCTGTTCCCACAGTTTATCAACGAGGACTTTAAATCGAGTATCCTTTTCAATTAATTCAGTTAAATTCTCAAAAGCTTCACGAGAGGCATTACGTCGAACATAGTCCGACATAGTTCCACGGGGGTCAATGTTTGCCTCAATCGTAGCCTTATAAGAATTATTAACGCTATTCTCAAGTTCGCTATTTGCGACTCGAAATCTATTCTGATTAAACTTTCTTTCCCTCTCAGATAATTCTTTTTCTTTTGTATCTTCCTCAGGCTTTTCCTGTGTTGAAAGACTGGAGGGAGGTTCAAATTCCGAAGAACCAAATACAAATTGATTCAAAATTTGTGCAGCCATTCCTAATGTCTCGTTATTAGAGCGACGTGATTCTTTCACCATTGACATGATAGTATGCTTAATAGTATTTCCAACTACATGGTGATACGCTTTCTCATCAACTTTTGCAAGCGCGCCCATATAATTATCAACAATCTTATTAAATGCTTTTGGATTAGTTTTAACAGCCTGTAACATAATTTCAGTATTTCCGCTTAGTAAGTCTTTCTCAAATTTGTCAAGAGTAGAAGCTTTATCAACAGCTTCCTTCGCATCTTCAATAGTGGGAAGTAATTCTGTAAATTGTTGCTCGCGATAGTATGCTTTTTCTAAATAGGGAAAATCTTTGAATAGTTGTGGATATTTCTTAAGAATATCCTTACGACGAACTGGAGTTACTAATTCCAGTTTCTCATCATCGGGTTCTTCTAATTCAGATTCTAATTCAGCTAATTCATCCTCTTCTTCGTCCTCAGATTCTTCATCTTCGGATTCATCACTATCTTCATCTTCTTCAGGAGTTTCTTCTAATTCCTCGTCATCATCTTCTTTATCATCCTTCTCATCTTTCTCATCTTTGAGAGGAATAACATCTTTCTTGTCATCGTCAGCATTAAGAAATTCAAAAATATCATTCTTTGACATTTCTGAACTTCTGCCACTTACACCCCCACCATTAGGAACGGGTGCATCTGGCGACGTTAATACTTGAAGTCCCCTATTGAGCAGTCTTGACATTATTTTCTCCCTGAATGGGTGCTTCCTGTTTCTTTATATTGGGCTTCTCTGTAGATGGAGCACCTTTACCTACATTAGCCATCATTGCCTGTTGCATCATTTGTTGTTGCTGCTGTTGTTGAATTATCTGTAAGTGCTCCTTACCATGTAACAGCACGTTACGGTATCCATCAGGATTAGAAGTCTTGGCTTCACGTCCAGCTTCACTAATAGCCCATTTTCTAACAATTTCAAATTCGATTTGATGATTGTCATAATCTGGGTCAATAGGAACTGATGAAACTTCCTGCATTGGTGGCGGAGGCATTCCTGCCATAGCCGCCTGCTGTATTATTTCTGGTGGAGGAGGTTGAGGAATAGGAGTGCTATTAAGTAAAAGTTTAATTTCATCATATTGCTTGATGATATCATCTTCGCCCGGCACATAGAAATCTACTAACCCCAAAGCTTCATGGAGTATAGAAAGATTCTCAGGAGCGTTAATGATTTCTAAAATCTTTGGATTGGATGCAGTCATAAGATTCATTAACAAATCTTTACGCTGTGTCCATGTCATTGGAAGATTTTCATTGGCTTCTAATTCTACTTTGCCAATCTTACCTTCCAAATCTGCTT